GAGGTAATACTTCCAAACACAGAGTTAGATCCGTTGTTACCTTGAGTAATACTGCCGCTTGAAGTTGCAGCGCCACCTCCGCCAACGGTAACGGTATAAGTAGTTCCTTTGGTAATACTAAAACCCGTGGCCGTGCGATAACCACCGGCACCGCCGCCTCCGCCATATAAACTACCGCCAGACCCACCGCCAGCAATAACAAGGTATTCAACAGACGGAGGGCCGTTATACGCGGACTTGCCCCACAAATTACTCATGGAGATTTGCCCAGAAGCAACACCAGCAAGCGAGCGAACAGAGGCTTGGTTCAATGATATTTGAGTAGTAGCGGCTAAGCTAAGCTCAACGTTTACTTGAGATAGCGATATTGAACCTGATGCCGGAAGTGGCATGGCTTACTTCGCCGCCTTGAGTGCTTCGACCTCCGCCTTCAACTCCTTGATGGCTTCGATCAAGAGCGGCACCAACTTCTCGTACCGAACGGTCATGTAGTCGTCGCCAGACTTGCTCTTGCCGTCCGCATCCAAGTCAAACGGGGCTGGCGTAACTACTTCCGGCAGCACAGCCTTCACTTCCTGCGCTGAGACACCGACTTGGAGTTCCTTGTTGTTGTAACCGAACTCTTCAGCCTTTTGGTTCTCGGTGTAGTAGTAGCCGTTTAACTGACTGACTTTGTTTAGCGCATCACCGATCTTGCCCTTGAAGTCCTTGAGGCGAGCGTCGGAGTAGTAGGCCGTGATGTTCGCTGTTGCAAAGATTCCACCAGAGCCGGGGTCTGCCGTGGTGCCGACTGAGAGACCTCCCGCAGAACTAATACGCGCACGCTCAGTACCAAAACCGCCTTCATATGCTCCAGCCATGAAGGCCATAGCCCCACTATCTGTGCATGAAATACCATACCGAACAGGAGAGCCACCATTATAGTTTTCCCAACTTATATACGGGTCATCAGTTCCCGCTGTTGTTCTAACTTGAATAATAGTTCCAAAAGTTGTATTTCCGGGATGGCTAACTCTTAACGGAACTGGTCCAGCACTTTGTGTAACTACTTCTAGACTTGCGCCTATGGATGTCGTTTTAACGCCTACATTTCCCGCAAAATAATTCTGCGCCGTCCCCGCTGCATAGAAGTTCCAGCGGTTAGAGCCAGAGGCGATGTCGGAGTAGAAGCCGTAGTTGTTGGTGGCTGCGGTGAATGTAGGCAACACGAAACCCGTATTGATTTGTGACCGTAGAACCAGCACCAACCCCTAAACCAGAAGTATAAAAATGGTTTGCTCTGGCTAACGTAAACGATGCGGCTTGCGTAGAAGATTCAGACCAAAAACCAATGTAATCCCCTGTTGTTCCACTTGGAATTGTTCCGGTAACCCAAGAGCCTACAGAAGAACCGCCGCTTGTCGGTAAAGTACCCGTTAATTGCAGTTTAGTATAAGCCTGCGCCGTCCCGCCGATCCCGACGTTGCCGGAGGAGTCAATGGTCATCCTAACGGCGTTGTTGGTGCCAAACGTGAGGCTGCCAGCCTGACCGTTCAAAATGTTTAGGTCAGTCGTGCTGCTATAAATCGTGTGTCTATATGTACCGCCGGTTTGGAAAACCAACTGCCCGCCCGTAGAGCCGTTGAGGCTTAACGTGGAATAACCAGCAGAGTTTGTCGGTGTAGTCGTCCCAATACCGACATTCCCATCGTTGGTTATACGCATTCTCTCAACGGGAGTTGACGTCGCGTTCTGCGTCCCGAATATAAGTCCAGAGCCAACGCCCTGACTTAAATAACCTGCAATAGCACCGCCGTAGTTTGAGCCTTTCTCAACCTTTAACCATGTACGGCTCTCGCCTGATGCCGCAGCAGATGAGATGTAGCGGCCAGAAATATAGTCAACAGCGGTTGATGTGTTGCTAACGTCAAGGAGAAAACTCGGGCTTGCACCAATACCGACGTTGCCCGACGTATCTATCCTGACCCTCTCGCTGCCTCCGGTGTAGAAGGTCATCGGGAGGTAGGTGCCGGTGCCGGTAATGTTTGACCTAACGCCTACCTCTGAACCAGTATTTATCAGCACCCCTACATTTGTATTTACTCCATCACTAGCGCCAAAAGCCATAAATTGAGATTGCGGGCTAGTTCCATTCGGCAATGCGACTACAGCAGTTTGTGTATTAGTAACGCTATTTTGAAATGCCAAACGATTAGCAATCGTCGCATTGCTCATGTCGCCCGTGATGCGCTGGGCGGTGCCGGTGAATGCAAGGTTGCCAGACGAGATCGTGGCGGAAGCAATACTGAGATTGCTGAGCGTGAGGCTAGTCAGCGCGAGGTTTGTGACCGTGGCCGACGTATAAGTAGCCGTCGTACCCGAGATCGTCGTGACGGTTGCGCTAGTCAGATTGCCATTTGAGTACGTAACATTTGTACCCGACACCGATGCAATCGTGGCAGACGTAGCCGCCAGTTGAGACACCGTACCGCTTGAATACGTGACGTTCGTGCCAGAGAGCGTGGCAATCGTGGCAGAGGTAGCGCCGAGTTGGGAGATCGTACCGCTAGAGAATGTAGTGGTAGTCCCCGTAACCGTCGTGATGTTGGCGGAAGTACCCGTAATCGTCGTGATCGACGCACTGACCGCAGCCGTGATCGTAGCACTAGAAATCGTCGCGCCTTGATCCAAAACAACACTGCCCGTACCAGTCGAGTTGGCAATGCTGATATCAGGAGTTGTGCCGCCGCTTGATGTAAGCGGACCTGTGGCAGTAACCGACGTAACCGCGCCTGAATTGGTCGCAGACAGAGTGATGCTGCCAGCACTATTCGTGATGGAGACGCCTGATCCCGCCGTGAGGGTCGAGAGTGTGTAGTTTGATCCGTTACCAATCAGCAGTTGGCCGTTGGTCGGAGCAGTGCTAAGTCCAGTGCCGCCATTAGCGACTGTAACCGGTGTAGCCAGCGAGATCGTGGTATTGGTCAGCGAGATACCGTTACCAGCTTGATAGACCTGCGCCGAAGAGATCTGAGCAAAAGTAATTGCCGTCGAGCCAAATATAATGACGCTGGCGTTGTTGCAGATATAGGTTTCGCCAGCGCCCGTGTTACCCGAGGTGACGAAGAACGCATCGCCTCCACCCAACTCGGTTGGGCTTTTTACCCCGTACGTGTCAGCATCCGCAGCGCGAGTCAGCACCCATGCAGTCGAGCCATTACCAACTGTAGATACAACGTAGACACCGTTCTCATACGCATTGGTCTGGTTGTATACAAGAACGCGGTCACTGATGGACGCAGTAACGCCATCCGGTACAAACGGTACCAACGAACCCGCATTCGTCAGGGTTGCGCTTACACCCGCAGTACCGTTGTTATACGTAGCGACAAGATTACCCGTCGTGTTGGGAACCTCGTACTTGACCGGCTCGTGGTAGCTAATACCCTGCGCGGCCAGCGTATCTACATACAGCTTTGTCGCTGCATCTGATCCAACAATCGGCTCAGCAACGTTGGTGATAATGGCCGAAGAGACACTGATATTCCCCGACACATCAAAGTTGACGGACTTCTCAGACGGATAGGTAACAAATACCTTTTTCTGCCCTGCGGAGAATGTGACCTTTGCACCGCTTGCGCTTGATGACAGCACCGTATCTCGGGAGAGCGTCGTCCCCGATGAGGTGTACGTGCCAATACCCACTTCCCACTCGGTATCACCCGTGATGGTGTAGTAGGTCTGGTTAGCGTTTCCTACGACCGCAAAGGACTGATACCCCGGCTCAGCACCAGCCAGAGTGATCGTCCCACTGCCAGTCGAAGTCGTCGTCTCAAGGACGCGATCAGCAAGCACGAGGGCCATGTTACCCTCCGATTAAGCGATACGAAGGATAGCAGTCGAAGCCGCAGCAGCCGGGAACTGGATGGTGAAGTTACCTGCCGTCGAGGTCTTGTCACCACCAAATGCCAGCACCGCCACAGCCTTGTTACCCTGAGTCGCGTTATAGATCAAAGCACCGTTGGCCGTGATCGTCGCGCTCGGGAACGTCAAGTCATCAAAGTCGATGAAAGCCGTCGTGCTGCTAGAAGTCGGCACCTGCGAGATCGTGAGCGTCAGCCCGCCCGCCGGGTAATTCGTACCAGACGAAGAAACCTCATCCGCCGAAGAATACGCCGTAGTGGTCGCGCTCAACGTAGCCGACGAAGTGAAGAGGGCCAGCTTGAACACATCCGCAGCCGTCGAAGCGCGGATCACGCCGGTACCAAAGTTGTGGATTCCGTCAAGGATCTCAACCTTGAACGAAGTCGCCATTGCTTGAGAAATAGCCATTACAGGTCTCCAATTAAGTGTGCGATTTCCGCATAGCCTTGTTGATCTAGCTTTTTACATATCATGCTGCGCTCGGCTGCTTGAGCCTCGCTGAGATACTTCACCAGCCAATAATGCAGTGCTTCCTTTGAGTCGGCACTGAGTATGCGGTTAGCCGCACGTTCTGCAATTTCTTCGACAGTGTGCTCACGGTTATCCGTGGTCTGTACAAACACACTGCCAATTTCCGATCCGCCTACAAAGCTCATGTCACAGGAATCCTAGCTTGTCCAGAACGGTACGCATCCTGACGATCCAAGCCGTCACCGAGGCGCTTCAACTGACCAAGGGCTTCTTGGTACTTGTTCTCATAGTACGTCATCATGTCTTCAGCACCCTTCAAGTAGGTGTATGCCTCACGGAGCGAACCGTACAGAAGTACAGACTCAAAGTTGTTGCCAAGCCACGACGTACCCGCATCGACAATCGACGTTGGGTAATAGTAGTAATGCAACTCCATAGTATAGGCTGCATCTGGGGTTGGCCCCAGCAACATTGTCGTGTTATCAAAGATGGCGTAGTACGCGGGTTTACCCGTGCTAGTTGGAGGCGGATACGCTGCTCGGATGTAGTTCACATCCTTGTTGAGCAAGTACTCGTAGTCCTGAGTCACAGGATCAATCACCGCCATCGAGAACGTCGAGAGCCAATCGGACGGCAAAGACAGATATTGGTTGCCGTTGCTCGTACTGCCCGTCACGTTTTTACGGATGGCCGGGATCTGAACCGTATTGTAGATCCGCTCCTCAGCCAACTGCACGAACGTAGGAATGTTCGCCACGAAGCTCTGCTCCGTAGACTCACAGTAGTCCTGAATCAGTGTAGTTAACTGGGAGTAGTTCATTAGCTCCAACCCGCTCGGACTTTGCCGTTATTCTGCAAATTGATCTGCGAGACGAACTTCTTACCCTTGGTGGCAGCGCCAGCACCCTTCATATCCATGTGGGTGACGCCCTTGTTGACATCCTTTTCAGGATAGCCATTCTCACCAGTCGAGTCGGTGTTCGGCTTGATCTTGCCGGGATTCAACTCTTTCATGGCACTTACCTCGGGCCAGAAGAGCCACGCATCGGGCTGCGCTGGTTCATCACCTTCGCCATGCCACGACCGTACTTCTTCATCTCGCTGTTGGTCTTGCCACCAGCACGCATTTTCTTCGTACCGTGCATACGGCTCTCGTGAGCCTTGACCTCTTCTCGCGCAACTTTACGCATACCATTCTTCATCTCAATCTCCTAGGTCGTAACGACCGTCACCGTTCCAACTTCGCCAGCCGGAGCCAGCGTGTTTGGAGTTAGTTCTGCATCGAAGGATCTTGATCCTCCGACTGGGTTCCAACCCCATTGTATCTGACGGCTACCATTGGCACCGTCATTACCGACCGCAAAATAACTTGTGTCCGGTCTCGGGTTCCGTAGCGCCTGCGGATCATCCACAGGATACAAACCAAGAGACAACTGGGGTTGGTCAGGCTCCCAGCACTCCGGACAGACCAAGATGTTTACGTTCTTGGTCTTGATCACAATCGACTTCAACTGGCGGAGTTTGTACTGAAACCCGCACCGGTCGCACATCGCAATCGCGTGTTTGCCACTTGCGAACCTGTTTGGCATTAGTAGCCACCCAAGAAGCTCTCACGTGGAACAAACCGCACCGCCGCCTTTTCCCGGTCTTCGCCAGCCGCCAAATCCCAAGCCTCGTCATATTGGGC